GATGTGTATAAGAGACAGGCACCGGTGCGCACGTCGTGGCTGACGGTCTGGGTGGCGGGGTTGTCGTTGCTCGGCTCCGGCCAGGCGAGCGCGTCTCCCAGGTGGATGTTGTCGTCGTTGCCGATGAAGGCGTAGACGCCATCTGGGTCCTCTGCTGTTTCAATCTTCGTGAAGCTGTCCACGCTGCCAGAGAAGAGCACGCCATCGGTGCCGGCATTGTCGACCGGTCCGTAGATGACGATGCCTCGTCCAGGTTGCGCGAGCGCCTGCGCCATGTCGTACTCGCAAGGCAGCGTGATAGTCCACGCTCCGACGTTCCGGTAGCGCTTGACTGCCTTGAGGTCGTACACGTAGTCGAGGTCGATGATGCCAACGCGACCGAGTGCCGCTGACCGAACCTCAATGGTGACTTGCTCTGGTTGCATCAGTACACCAACTCACGGCATGGGTTGAAGTACATCGTGACACGCGTCGAAGCGGTTGAGTCTGGTACTTCAGCGGTCACTTCTGTGTCTCCCTTGGGGATGGGAAAGAACTTTGGTGCTGTTGCGAGGTTGGTGAAGACGTTCCCTGTGAGGCTGCTCGTCACCTTTTTGGTCACTGAGTTGACCGTGACAACCTCACCGTCAGCGACAGCAGCCTCATAGACCAACTGGTACCCCTGAGACGACAACGTGAACCCGCTTCCAGGACCAGTAATTGACCACACGGGGAACGCACTGACGTCACCTGGGTTCTCAACAATCAGCGTGCCCAAAGCTTGTGAGGATGACACCTGGAGCTTCTGAAGGGCAGGTAGGAGCCCGCGACCAGCATTGGGTGCTGCGATCGCGTAGGAGACTGGCTTTTCTTCTGTCCAATATGGGCGCGGAGCGACCAGCGTCAGGAGAATCTTGCAGAACTCCTGACCCTCAGTGTCTGCGTCGGTTCCGTATTGGGGGTTGATGCCACCACTGTAGTGGACCTCGGTGTAGACGCGCTGAGCAGTGTCTGGGTATGTCGCGACCAGGCGGCAAGTGGTTGTGCCGGCGCTGAGCGTCGCCACAAGCAGTCTGAGCTTCTCTTCAACGTCTGCACGGTTGGCGCCGAAGATACCGATGGGGATGTCGATGACACGTTGACCGCGCCGAGTGCGCCGCCACTTTGACCCACCGATTGCACCAGCAACAGTCACCAGCGTTGTTGGAGCGACACCGAATCCGGTGCGCCCTGCCAACTTGACGAAACCTGTCGGCACGTTGTTGTTGAGCGTGATGACGTTGGCGCCATTTTCTAGGCTGTATATCAGCTGGTCTGCCATCATCCACCCCATCCTGGAACTAGCGTGCGAGCGCGTCGCATTGAGTCAAGAAGAGCCTGCTCACCATCGAGCTGACCAGTGCCTGGTGCAGCGTTGTAGGTGAACTGGTTGTTCCGCGCAGCGCCGGCGGTGAGTGCCGCTTGAATGGCACTCCCAGAGAACGACGCGCTGATGTCTGCATTCACCTTCGCAGGAATCATATCAGTCAAGCTCTCGAGAGCCTTCGTCACGTCGCCGCGACCGTTCTCAAAGCCGTCGACCAGCGACTGCATGATGAGCTGACCGTTCTCGGTGAGGAGCTTCCTGTCACGCTCCGCCGGTCCTTTGATGTCAGGTATCATGTCGGTCAGACCGCCGAAGAAGTCTGTCACGCCGCTGAGGGCGTTTTCAAGTCCACGCTTCAGACCGCCAAGGATGTCCTTGCCGATGTCGAAGAGCCAGTTCTTGGCGTTGGTGAAAGCGCCGAGCACCTTGGTCTTGATGCCATCCACGAAGACGTACACCTCACCGAGCTTCTCCTCGACAGCATCCTTGATGCCGTTGAACACCTCAACGACCTTATCCTTCACTGCGTTGAATATCTCGGTCACCTTGTCGCGCGCTTCGGTGAACTTCGTCTTGATGAAGTTTACGACCGTGGTGACGATGCCGCTCACGGTCGAGTACACGCTGTCCCAGATGCCCTTGATGAAGTTGTAGATGCCGGTGAAGATGGTCTTGATGGTGTTCCAGAGCGTCGTGTAGTAGTCCACCACGAAAGCGACGACCTTCTTAACGATGCCTGAGATGAAGTCGTAGATGGTGTTCCAGATGTCGCTGAGGAAGTCCCATATCGCCGTGAAGATTGAGGCGACCTTGTCGCTGAATGCCTTGAACGCGGGGACGACGGTGTTATTGAACCAGTCGACGACAAACTGGACGGCCGCCATGATGCCGATCCAGACAAGCTGAATGACATCCCAAAGCAACCCAAACACAGCGCTGATGAACTCACCGATGGCTTGGAATGCCGGCAGCACGTACGTCTGGAACCAGTCCACGACGCCGCTCACGACCGCGGTGATTGAGTCCCAGACAGCAGTGATGATGGGCAGCATGGTGTTCTGAAACCAGTCAACGACCGCTGCGACCGCTGCCTGGATGCCTGCCCACGCAGCGCTGAAGATTTGCTGGCCGAGTTCGGTCTGCGTGAAGAACCAGACAAGACCGGCAACCAGCAACGCGACTGCCGCGATGATGAGACCAATTGGGTTGGCGGTCAGCGCTGCGTTGAAGAGCCACTGGGCGGCGGTTGCAACCAGCATTGCACCTCGGACAGCGTACATCGCAACCTGATGTGCGACGAGTGCAACGGTGCTAGCGACAGTAGTCGCCGTCTGTGCAACCCAAGCAACGGTGGCTTTCGCCATCGCGACCACCATGTCCTTGGCGTACATCGCCCGGAGCGCTGCGGTCTGTGCTAGGTCCTTCGCCATCGCAACAGACTTGACGGCCATCTGGGCAACCCATTTTGCTGATGCGACTATCGCCCTGCCAATTGCCGTTACGACCGTCCAGATGGCCTGCACGAGCTTCACGACAGCCATCGTGACCTTGATGGTGATGCCGAGCAGGAGTAGCGCTGCAGCGACGATTGCGACCACCTTGACGATGCTCGCCTGGGTCGCTGAATCCATGGATGCGAACTTGTTGACCCACTCAGTCCCCTGCTTCACGACGTCTGTAATCATCGGGAGAAGCGAGGTGCCAAGGATGATGGCAGTGGTCTCGATGGAGCCCTTGAGGATGGTCAGTTGGCCGTCCATGTTGTTGAGACGCTCAGTGGCGATGTCAGCGGCGTCTGTCCCGGTGATGGCAGCGCTCAACGTGTCGAACTCTTCAGACGTTGTACCGGCGATCGCAGAGATGGCAGAGAGTGCCTCAGTGCCGAAGATTGCTTGGCCGTACGCTAGCTTCTGCTGCTCAGTCAAACCACTCATTGAGGTGTTGAGGATACCGACAATATCAGACATGCTCTTGATGGTTCCATCGGCGTTATAGAACGCGTTGGCACCATCCTCAGTAACAAGTCCGAGCTCCCTCATGGCAGTAGTTGCAGTCTCGCCAACTGGCTGCAAACGGGTCAACACGGCGCGGAGCGCGGTACCTGCTTTCTGACTGTCGATGCCGTTGTTGGCGAGCAAGGCAACGGCTGCAGCGGTTTCTTCAATCGACACACCGGCGGCGTTGGCGATAGGGCCAACGTAAGACATCGCGAGACCGACCTCGTTGACGCCTGTCGCCGACGCGTTCGCAGCGCCTGCGAAGATGTCAGCGACCCTAGCAGTGTCTTCTGCAGAGAGCTTGAACTGGTTCATCGAGGCGGCGACGATTGTCGCCGCCTCTGTGAGCTCAACCTCACCAGCGGCAGCAAGTGCGACAACAGCATCCGCAGCGCCGTCGACAATCGACTTGATGGGGATGCCTGCCTTGGCGAGTTCCTGCATTGCACTGGCTGCCTGCGAGGAGCCGTATGCAGTGTCCTTACCAAGTTGAAGCGCCTTGTCTGAGACGCTCTGCATCTGGTCAGCGGTGGCACCGGAGACTGCCTTGATGGCAGACAGTTGGAACTCGAAGGTGCCAGCGGCCTTGGCAGCCAGGCCAAGACCGCCGGCGAGCGCAGCACCACCGATCAATGAGGAGTTGGCGATAGTGCCAAGAGCGTCCTTGAGGCCAGCAGACTTCTTGGCGGATTTTTCAGCGGCGTCGCCAATGTCGTCAATGTCACTCTTGACCTTCTTCATCGCCGTCGAGTCTGTCTCGATGACGATGCGACCGCGCGCGGTGCCGAGGTTATAGTCAGCCACTAGTCATCCCCTTCATTGGGTCCCTGAACATGCCCACCTTCTCCTCACTGCCGACAGCAATCCACTTCCGGAACGTCTGCTCAGCCTTGCCTTGGGCGCCCTTGTCTGTCTTGGCGCCTTTCGCGGCAGACCGCATTGCTTCCTCCAACTTGGTTCCGTACATGGTCACTGCTCGGTCGAAGCAGAAGGCGGGGAACCCGTCATCTACCTCATAAAGCTCACTCGGACGTATCCCCAGCTTCTGACTGAGCGTCCACGCCTCCCACATCCTGGGAGCGCTTGTCACGAAACGTCTCGAGCTCCTTGATACCCCCTGTGGCGTACTGGAAGATGGCCATCTTGTCTTCCAGGTCAACCATGTCTGCGTAGATGTGGCCATCCTCACGGCGCGTGACATCGTTCGGCGTCCGCTCAATCCGCGGCTGCAGGACGACGTGGCAAGTCACCTTGTCCAAGAGCGTCATCAGGTCTTCAAACTTCTTCGGGTCAGCGAGAATCGACTTGGCAGCGTCTTCTTCACTGAGGGCCTTCTTGGTCGGTCGCTTGCCCTCGGCAGGAGCGACAAGCTCCGTGCCGACAAGCTTGCTGAGCCCATCAAGGTCGTGGATGACACCCGCGGCCATGAGAGCCTGAACGGAACTCTTGCGCACAAGGCACATCTGTCCGCTCGGCACCTCTAGGTCGCGAGTGCCACCAGCCCACGAAGTGACTGCATACTTGTTCTTGTTTTCGTCTGGCATCCTAGTGCTCCTTAGTTGACGAGGTTATGCGATGGGTACGGCCGACTCATTCTGGATGAAGTCGTAGATGGCGTCGAGGTCGGCGCCGGCGACGAGGCTCGGAAGAGCGACACCGGAACCGGCAGTCAGCCAGAACTCGCCATCTGCGAGGGTGCCCTCGAAGTTGCCGGTTGCGCGGCAGCGGTACAGCACGACGTGAACATCGCCACCACTGTCGGAGATTGCCTGGCCCTCGAGCTTGAAGAACGGGCGAGACGAGGCGGACGTCTTGCGGTACGTCTTGACCTCGTTAGGCGTGGTGCCGCTGGACGTGATGGTGCCGCCGAACATGACCTCGACTGCTGCCAGCGGAAGTCCGCCAGACTCGATGCTCCACTCGACTGCTGCTCCCTTACCGCGGGTGGTGATGAGCTTGTCATCACCACGCAACTCGTTGAACTCTTCCGTCTCGGAGAAGCTCAGCGTGCGCGAGTTGGGGAGGTCAACCGAACTTGCGGCGAGGGCGGTTGCTGTGTCGTCGGTGTATCCGGTGACCTTGATGTCACGAAGACCGTACGGCAGTGGCGTCTCTGCGATTGCCATGGTTGCTCCTTTCCTTGCTTGGGTTTTTGAATGTGAGCGTCTCTATGAGGCGCCCCGTGACTGCATCAAAACGGTGCAGCACAACTGTGGACCTGTCAGGTCGGCAGAAGCGACTGTCACACTTGACCTCAACGACCCCATCAGCAACGATGAGGGCGTGGAGCTTCGCGTCACAGCGCATCTCTTGGGTCATTTGTTGACCTTGAAGTCCTTCTGCTTGTCGAGCCACTTGATCGCGGCGGCATTCAGCTTGTCGGCCTTGACGACGCCGCCGCGGTCCCAGGTGACTTCTTCCTGGTTAGCCACGCCAACATTGGACCAAGACGACCCGTCGATGACGCGCTTGGTGGAGCCGCCGATATAGGTGACTGATTTGGCTGCTGCCTCTGCAGCTGGCTTGTCAGCGCTTGCTTTCGTGTTCGCCATGTTGCACCTCCTGTGCTGATTCTAGTGTGGAAGAGCTTCCCAGCTCGCGTACCTGGTCACAGTTCCGTAACCATCATCCACCAGGTCGCCTGAACTTCCCTGATAGTTGAAGACCGATATGCGGGAGCCGTCAGTCCCAGTGATGTGCACGGAGCTGTCAATCAGCTCCTGGACGCGCGAAAGTATCTGGTCTATTACTTGGTAGGACGTGCCAGCGTCGTGAGCCCACACGGACACCGAGCGCCTCCCAGCGCCACCAAACGGGCGCGCTTCATCACCCCAAACGATGATGACGAACGGTCTAGCCTCCGGTGAGTCGACGTCGTTGGCGTTGAAGATACTCGCGGCATTGATACCAAGGGCGTTGAGTTGCGAGTCGCCGGCAAGGCGCTCGCTTAGGGCAACACGTGCAGTGCTCATCTCATATCTTCCCGAATAGTCCGCTGATGTTCTTCATGACCGCGTTGCCCTGGTTGACAATTGAGCGATCGATGATGGCGTAGCGCCCGGCGAACCTGACCTCTAGCCAAATGCCGTAGGGCACTGTGTGGGCGAGGATGAGCTCGTGGGAGAGACCAGGTTTGTGCGCCGACATCGCGATCAACCCGTTGCGGGCGTTGGTGGTTTGGTCAGTCCAGGAGGCGTTAGTCCGCATCCACGACTCAGCAGGTCCGCGCTGCCACTCGATCGCAGCGAAGACGCCACGCTCCACCCTGACGCCGAACTCTAAGAGTCCCTGGTAGACAGGTTGGAGGTCAATCTTGAAGGCGTCACCAGCCACGACGCACCACCAGAGCGCGTGTCTCATACCCGTTAGGTGTGAGGAGCTCGATGACCTCGAACTCCTTGCCGTTGAGCGTCAAGCGATCGTCAACCTCAATCGCTGCGTCATGGTGCCCGACAAGGATGAAGTCGTGGTCACGCTGCTTGCCGTTGCCGGCGTTAGTTGGCGCTCGCCTGTTGCTGTCGCTTGGCTCGTTGACCTTGAACGTTTGGGCGACACGCGGGGTGCCAGGTGTTGGCGTGCTCCCGTTGCCTGTTTTGACCTTCGTGACTGGTGTGAGGATGATTGACACAGGCGCCGTGTGGATGTAGAAGTCGGTGCCAGCACGCAGCGCTGAGAGGCCGTCCACAGTCAGTCCCTCGTGATGGTGTTGATGCGCGTCGGCCGGCCACCAGCGTTGGCCTCAGTGTCAAGCTTGGCGGCCATGGTGAGAGCATGCTCATGGAGCTGCGAAAGCTTGCGGGAGCTGGCGCCCTCGGTCATGTCGACGAGGTTGGCGAAGCTGGCTGCCTTGACACGCCAGAGGTATGCTGCCGCTTGCTCAACAGAGCCCTCACGAGTGACGTGCTCCAGCATCTTCTCGTCAGTGTACGGGTCAGTCCCGTCGGCGAGGTCAGTCATCTGGCGCAGGAGTGAAACCTCTGCGGCTTGGGTGGGGGTCAGTGCCATCTCATCCTCCTGTGTGAAAGCCCCCGCCCGCTCATCCTTGTGGGGAGCGAGCGGGGGCCCTCGAGTGGGTTAGGACTCCTGGTCAGCAGCCTCAAGACGAGCGCGGAGCTCGTCCTTGTTGCCACTAACCGCGAGACCACGAGCCGTCAGCAGAGCTCTCAGCTCCTCTGCCTTCATGGCGCCGTACCCACCGGCCCCCTCATCTGTCTCTTCGACAGACTCAGACTCAGCGCTGTCCGTAGACGCCTCGGGAGCGTTGACGGGCGTTGCCTCCTCGTCTGCCTCAACCACAGGCGTCTCGCTGGGCGAGTCGTCGTCAGTCGAGATGAGGTGACCGCGACCGCGGTCACGAAGGTATGCCTTGTCGTCGTCGCTAAGCGGCTTCGACAAATCAATGTTGCGACTCATGGGTTCCTAGACCTCCTTGTTATCGGTTATCCCTACACGAACTGCGCAGGAACTTCGTACAGTCCAGCGGCCTTGACTTGCATGATGGCAGCGCCACCACGCTGGCGGATGCCAGTACCAAAGCCGCGGGAGTAGTACGAGTTGACCAGCGGGTAGCCGGCCTTGTCGCCCTCGATGAGGCGCAGTCCACGGTACTCGGGGCGAGCGTGCTCGCGGAGACCGATGGGGTTCTGCAGGCCTCCAGAGCCGCCCGTGCCGATGATGGCCATGTAACCGGCCGGCACACGAGACTCCTGGACGATGAGCGCCGACCCGTACGAACCGATGACCGTGAGGCCACCAATCTGCGACGGAGGCTGCTGCCCAAGAAGCAGCGTGCCAGGCGTGAGGAGCGTGGTCGCCTCAGCGGTTGAGGGGATGAAGTCGTAGGTCGCCACGGCGGCGTTGTTGTTGGCAACGTTCGCGCGGAACTTCCGAATCTCCTTCCCTTCCTGCTTGTTGACGAGGATGACCAACTGCGTGCCGTTGGCAGCAGAGTAACCCTTGTCCTCAAGCTTGTCGATGAGGTCCTCGACGTCAGTCGAGTCGACCAGCGCGTTGCCAGAGACCAGGTAGTGGTTCTCGGAACCGGTGAACGTGTTGCCGCCGTACGAGGGCGGAATGGTGCCGTCCGCGTTGTACAGCGGGTAGACGCTGTACGCCTGACCCTTGATGTTGGCGGTGCGCTCGACGTTGTTGAACAACGTCCACATCACCTTGTTGTACATCAGGCGGTTGTCAGCCTCGAGCGCGACCTGGTGGTTCGCTGCGGTCTGACGTGAGTCAGCTTCCGCGAGGAACATCCAGGTGTAGCGCTTTGCCAGGTCGTACCACTTGAAGTCGAAGCCCATGGAGAAGGACTCGAGCGTGGGACGCCCAGACTTCGGCACGCCGAACTCCGAGGCTTCCTCGAAGTCAACGGTGCCGCCCTGTACGACCTCTTCGACTGAGTTCGTGACCGGGTAGGTCAGGAAGTCGATGAGGGTCTGACGCTCGGCGTTCTGGATGTCGAGCGTGGCCTGGAATTCAGACCACAGGTCATTGAGGTTGGTGCCGTCTGCGGTCGTGTACAGGACGTCGTCCTGCACGTTGAAGCCGTGGTCTGCGCCGCGGAATGCGATGCGGTTGTCAGTGAGAGTCATCTTAGACCACATCCGTTCCGAGTCCGATGCGAACGATGAGACGGTCGAGTTCGGCCGTCACACCGATGAACTTGCCAGCGCCGGTTGCGGAGACGACGCCACCTGCAGCGGCACCCCCGTACTTGGTGCCCGCGGTTCCGGCAGTGCCGGCGGTTTCGGTGAAGTCGACGACCTCACCCTGGGTCATGACATCAACGATGTCACCGGCCGCCTTGGCGCCGTGTGCGATGAGCAGTCCAACGACGCCGGTGTTGCCGGCTCCGAGGACGACCTGTCCGCTGGTGTTGAGGCCTACTGCGTAGGGCTTGAACGCGTCTGCGTCTGCAATTGCTGCAGCGAGCGGAGCGCGGAAGCCGCCAGCGTAGGGCTCGTACTTGTCGTAGCGTGCCACTGGTTTCTCCCTTCCGGAGGTAGTTGACTAGCCGCGACCACGAAGCGCTGGGTAGCGCTTCAGAAGCTCTTCACGGCGAGCCTTGTTCTTGTCTGGCTTCGGCGGGGTTCCGCCGGGAGCCGTCCTGCTCTTGGGTGCTGGGTCTTCCTCGGTGTCGAGCAAGTATGGGTCAGACTTTGCGAGCGCCTCGAGGGCCTTCTCTAGTCCGTCAACCTTGCCGTCTTCACCGATCGTCACCTGGCTGAGGTCAGCCAACTTCAGAGCGGTCTCGGGGTTTTTCCAGCTGTACTTCTTCGACGACGCAAACGCGTTTTCGATGCGAGACCGGTTGAGGCTCTCTTTGAGCGCCTCGGTTTCCGCTTTCGCTTCGTCACGTTCTGCTGCAGCACGCTCAAGTTCGGTCTTGTCTTTGTCCTCGAACGTCTTGACCTTCGCCTCGGCTGCCGCCTTGGCTCGGTCTGCTGCCTGCATTCTGGCCATCAGAGCGTTGAACTCCTTGCGGGAGACCTGCTCGTCAGCACCGTCCTGCGGGTCGTCAGACTCGTTGCCCTTAGGAGCGGCGCCGCTGGCGTCGTCATCCTGTTGCTCGTCGTCCTCTTGCTGCTCTTCGTTCTCTCCATCGGTATCCGCTCCGCGGAAGATGATGAGTTCGTCGGGCTGTTCCGTGTCGAGCCTCTGGCTCTCCATGTCCACCTCCGGTGGGGTTTGTGCCTTCACTATACTGCTACGCGCTTAGATTACGCCGCGCTTGCAGTGATGAAGTCGTTGCTGTAGCCGGCTTCCCGCATCAAATCATCGATGTGGGACTGAGACGCGGGGTCGCGCCACATCTCTTGGAAGCTCATCTGCTCATAGGTCGTGTAGCAGAGGCAGTTGGGGTGGGGCTTCGCCGGCACCTCGTTCGGGGCATACACCTGGTTGTCATAGTCGTTGCACTCATCGGGGCGTGGGTGCGACCCAGAAAGCTGCCACTTGACGCCAGTCACCCACGGCGTCTCCTGAGCGTATGAGACCTGTCGAGCGTGGAAGCTGTTGTTGTTCTCGGTCCGACCAAGACGCATCGCCGCGTACTTGACGCCGCCAGGGGTGTTGGGGTTGATGAGAGCGCGGACAGCAGTCGCCATCTCTCGAGCGCTGGCACCTCTGGCAAGTGACTGCTGGACGATGCGGTCAACCCGACCAGTGACCAGCGGGGTCGATTTGTAGACACGCTCTGAGAGCGGCACATATCCGTCACCCAGCAGGCGCTGCAGCGAGCGCTCCACGTTCGCCTTGGCGCCGGCACGCTCCGCCTTGATGATGCCCTCATACCTGGCGGCAGTCATCCCCTCGACACGCTGGAGCACGCTGTTGGTGTAGGCAGCATCGATCGCTGCCGCCGCTGACGCTTCACGAGACGCCTGGATGCTCTGACCGAGAGCGGTCCACAGTTCAGAGAGTTGGGTGCGCATGGCAATCTGCGCCGAGCGAAGTTGATACCCACGCTGCAGCGCTCCTGGACCGTTCTTCAGCTCCAGCGCCTTGAGAATCTTGTCAGTCTCAGAGAGTGACTCCTTGAGCATGACGATCGCCTTGCGCTCCCATGCCATCTCTTCCTTGAGGAAGAAGTCAAGCGGCCGCTTCGCGGGTGGCATAAGCGTTCGCCTCCTCGCTCGTCGCGATGACCAAAGCGATGCCGTCAGGGTGCTCTGCGAGGTCGACCTGACTCGGCAGCGGGTCACCGCTCGGGTGGGTGTGCCAGACAGCGAGGATGGGACCGTAGAGGGTAGTCGTGTCGACGACATCCTTGAGGGTCATCTCAAACGTCTTCTGCTTGTCTCTGGCGACGTTCGGTAGCACTACCACGTGCTCCACGCCAGCGTAGCCACAGATGAGACCACACGCCTCCTCAGCAGGTGAATTGAAGGCGTGCTCGATAAGAACCTTGCGCTGACGGTCGGTGAGTGAGAACGGCACTCTAGCTCCCTGCTGCTGGTGTGTTGGCGGTGTCTGTGGTCATGACGCCGGTCGCTTCGCCGGCCAAGCGCGCCCCAAACGGGTCTGCCGCTTCTGCTGCTGCCATGGCAGAGTCGAGAGTGTCCGCTGCCTCAGTGTCACTCAGCTCAAAGCCGAGCTTCCTGAGCATGTTCTGGGCGGTCATCAGCGAGATGAGACCACCCTCGTAGAGCTTGATGACCTTCTCCATCTCCGCTTGCTGGTTGGTCGGCATGGGGTCACCCACCACGCTGACAACCTCGACGCCTTCAACTGGCGTCAGCTCCTCAAATGCCGGCAACCACATGTGGTAGAGGTCGTAGAACATCTGGTCGTAAATACCCAGCATCTCGACCTCCTTCTCGCTGTTCTTCGCGAGGATGGGCGAGAGGTGCAGTGCCAGTGCGATGCCAGACTCAGCGACACCGACCGAGACGTTCCCGACTGCGATGTCCGGCACGCCTGCTGCCTTCTGTGCTTGGGCGGTCAGGTACTCTAGGTGCTTCTGCATGGCGTCCACGTTGGACACCCCGCTGACACGCTTAAAGTCGCTGCCTTCATCACCCTCGACGACACGCCCGGGACCGAGGTTCCAGGTCGTCTCGTTGCCGTCATTGTCGACCGGCGCACCGCTCGTGGTGAAGTAGACGCCGAGACCGTCGAGCGCTAGCGAAAGCTCCTCGTCACTGATGCCCTGGTTGATGGCGGCGAAGAGGCGTTCCAATCCCTTGACCTCTGATGCGCCGAAGCGCGAGTTCGGCACGCGTGAGTTGGGGATGTGGTAGACGGGGATGACCGTAACGTCTGCCGGGAGCTCAGTCAGCGGCATCAGCGTGGCGACCTCCTTGAGCTTCGCATCCACGATGCGATCGTCCCAGGCAGCGGTCTCAAAGAGCTTCGTCTCAGCAGTGATCGTGCCGGTGTCAGTCTTCCGGTAGGTGTGCCGGCGTGTGACGATCGTCCCGTCGTCCAGCTCCCACTGGTCGACCAGGTGGACGCCGACCATCTTGTTGATGTCGTCGTCTGCCATGATGGGGAAGTAGGTCGCGGGGTCGATGTCGTCAATGCTGATGCGACTGCCCAGCGGCTTCTCAGGGTCTGCCCACACGTGCCAGATGGCGTCGCCTCTGACCAACCCAAAGCGCTTCTGCGAGGCGTACTTGGCGTAGAAGTTCTCACGCTTGAAAAGCTTCTGGAAGGCGCCGCCGACCAGCACCTTGGTGTTGTCGTCCGGCTTGCCCGTGAGCATGTAGTCGAAGTCCTTGCCGAGGAACCTGTTAGTTGCCTCGACAATCATCTTGGCGGTGGGGATGTAGACCGGCATGCTGCTGCTGCCACGCTGCATGGCAGAGAAGGTGTCCGGTTCGGTGTTGTACATGTCCTCGTAGGCCATGTATGCCTGGATGCGCTCGGCATCCTCTGGACTGACCCACGCGGGCGCTCCCCCGAAGAGAGGCGCCGCAGTGTTGTACGGTGTCGCCATGAGTTACCTTCCCATGCTCGCGGTAGTTTGCCGCGCACGTCGCGCCTGCTTGGATGTCGTGAACTTGCGACCGGCAAAGTAGCGACCGAGCGCCTCTGGCGTGTGGTCGTCCTTCTTCATTGGGAGCTCCACCTCATTCTTGGCTTCGCTCTTGGTCTCTGGGTACCGGTAGTCGTTGAACTCACGAATGAAGTTTCGACAAGACGAGTCTACCATCATTCGCGGTCGCTCAGCATTAGGGCGTGGCGGTTTCAGCGCCTTCCTGATCGCGTCGACCCTGAACTTCAGCTCCCCACCGGTGCCGCCGGTGTGACGTACCCGGAGCTTCTCTTCCATGATTTTAGTGTCACCAGGTGAGGCGGGGTCTGGGAAGAACGTGATGAGACCAGGAGGCGCCATGCCTTGGCGCACAACCTCCTCAGCAAACTCATCAGGCGCCATGCCGCTGCCGTAGACCTCACCGAGGATGTTGATATACTCACCAAACGGGTCTTCTTGGATGAGCAACCACACGTTGGGGTTGGTGAATCCGTAGTCGACCGCAGCGTAGGTTCGCCACTCGGGGTTGAATGCCAGGTTGGTGACGTGCGTCTCCTCATCAAAGTCCTGGAAGACACGACCCACATACTCGGTGAACAGCGCTGCAATCTCCTGATTGAACATGGGTTCCGTCAGGTCGTTCATCAACTGGACAACCTCAGCGTCAATCATCAGGCGCCGAATCATGTCCTCAGAGACCTCGATGCCGGCATCCATCAGTTGCCTCACAGCAGCCACCTGGGCGTCTGTGGCGCCGTCTCGGTAGACATGTGGGTTCATCCACGCTGGTCGTCTCCAACTCGCCCACGCGCGCTGCGCATCGTTTTGGCCGCGCATGTAGGCGTCGTAGAACCAGTTCTTGCCCTCAGGCGTGCTGCTCAGCAGCGCCCACCCTCGGTAGTCGTTGAGCGTGGGTCGGACGAACTTCGTCCACACGCGCTCCTTGACCTTCGCTGCCTCAGCGACGATGACGCCGTGGAGACCTTCACCAACGAGCGTCTCTGGGTGCTTCGCGCTCTTGCCGTGGACCTGATACTTGCCGCCCCACAGACTGATGTGCATGTTGCCCTGGATGGGGTCGTTGTAGGTGCCCGGACGGTCGAAGGGCACGCCGAGCTTCTTGAGCTCGTTGTAGATGACACGGAACTCCTTCTCGGCGTCGGTATACTCAGGTCCGACAATCCAATACTCCATCCGGTCACCAGAGTCTTCCAACTGGGAGCGCATGTAGTGAGCGAGAAACGCCTCAGGCAGGAGTTTGTGACCGCCAACGTCCGACTTGCCAAAGCGCCTGCCGCACGCCAGCACCTGAAAGCGGTGGTCATCGAGGAACACCGGCACCTGTCCAGCGTGCGGTCGGTAGTTGACTGCCCTGAAAATCTCTGCCTGCGAGAGCGCTTTGGGCGCTGCAACGATGGTCACGCTCCACCAGTTTCGCCGTCGTCATCGTAGACGGGCGCGAGGTTGTTCCTCAACGTCTGCGTCAACCACGTCGCTAGACCGAGCGAGGACATTGGTGAGGAGGTGTCGGGCGTGCTGTACGCCTGAGACCAGCAGGTGTCCATCGCTCCGTCAGCATTGGGTTGGATGCCTGAGGTGCTGTACGCAAGCACCCAGTCCCCGAGCAGGTGCTCGTGGTAGGTGTCACCTTCGCTGGTCTCGCGCTCGTACGCTTCCATCTCAACGAGGTGGGCACGCACCGCATCCTCGATCGCTTGAATGCTCTCTCTGCTCATGTGACCACAATGACGCCAACGTCAATCACTGGCACATCCCCACCACCCTCAGTGATGCGGGCAAACAGGCGCCAGCGCCCAGCGGTCAAGTCTGCGATGGCGAAGCGGAGACTGCCGCCAACCACAGTGGCAGGCGTCCAGGCAACTGGTCGGTCAGAGTCATGAACGAGCGACCACTCAACGTTGGTCAGGTGGGGCGTCCCATCAACCAACACCTCAAACGGGAACGTCTCATTGGTTTCGCGCGGGACTGTGCCCAGATTATCTGTCATCTAACTGCCTGCCGTTTCTTTGTAGCGCCGTACCTAATTGGAACCGGTGCCAATCTGCGCCGTCACCTCTGCATTGTACCTGCGATTGCTGGTCACAGCGCCGGTGAATGACCGACCATCGTGTTGGACAGCATACCGGCGTGGCAGCAGGTTGACCCCCACGACAGGAACACCCGACGCCCATGCCGCGGTGCCAGCAAATGTGCCGGCAGCACCCGTGAACGAACCAGCGCCCAAATACCCTGGGTTGACCACCACGCCGGCACCCGTGAAAGCGCCGACCGTTCCGGTAATCGAACCAGCGCCCAGGTAGACTGGCAGCGTGGTCGTGCCAGCGCCAGAGAAGGTGCCAACGCTGCCAAGGATATTGCCAGCACCACCAAAGCCTGGTGGTGGTGTGAATGACCCTGCAGCAGCGAAAGCGCCGACGGAACCGGTGACGCTGCCTGAACCTGTCCGCGGCGTGACCGTGTACGCGCCAGCGCCATTGAAGTCGCCAGCAGCACCCGTGAAC